TTCGGTTCCCCTGGGTAACCCACAGTGGCGTCTGATTACTCTGCCCTTCGTGGCTTTGTATGACTCGACCGAAGGCACGAACATCAAGCTGACCCGATCCGCTTAATAGAAATCCCCGTAAGGGGTAGGGGCGAGAAAATCTGTGTCGGGCGGAAATCTCGCCCCGTCTTTAATAAAACCCGACACACTACCCGACAAATAAGGATACCCGACATGGATTTGCTGAAAATTGGTAAAACGAAAGAGACTACTGAAGTCATTCTGTACCACCCCGTTACCTCGGAAGTGCTGACGAATGAAGATGGGTCTAACATGACTATTACTGTGCATGGCCCCTATAGCAAGAAGTACAAAGCTATTGCTCATGCACAACAGAACCGTCGCCTTGCCAAAGCCCAACGTGGTGGTAAGTTGACGCTTTCTGCTGAGGAGATTGAAAACTCGGCTATGGAACTTCTGGTACAATGCGTTGAAGACTGGACCATCACTCTTGGTGGTACTAAGCCTAAAGCCACAGAAGCCAAAGTGCGAGAAGTCTTTACTCAGTTGCCTTGGGTCAAGGACCAAGTTGACGCTGCGCTTGGAGACGCTCAGGCTTTTTTGGAGAAGTAAGACTAGCCCTTCTGGATTATGCTCAGAAAACCTTTAGACTAGATCGTAAAGTCAAAGGTTCGAAAGCAACAGAAAGGGATCACCTAGAGCAAGTCGCTAAACAGTTAGGGAAGAGTGTCGAGGAACTTGAGAACCGTGAGGATACTCTTGAGGAACCTCCCACCTTCCCTGATTTAGCTTTGCATATTTGGGCTGCTTTCTTGGAACTACACAACGGTAGAACCTACAATATGAGTGGCCCAAATCCAATTTCCTATGACACAATCTACTTTTGGTGTCGTATGATGGGTATTGAACTAACGCCTTGGGAAATAGGTGTTATCAAAGACCTAGACAATATTTATATTAGAGCGATGGGTGAAGAGAATGGCTGACCTTGGTACTATTGGTATTGCTATCGAAGTTCGTGGTAAAGAGGCTCTTCGTCAAATCGAAACGGATATGACTGCTGTTGATAGAACAGCTAAATCCGCTGCCCGTAGTTTTGAAGCCTTTGAACGTGCTGGACTAAAGACTGCTGACACTTTCCGCTATATGAGTGAATCAGCCACAAAACGCTTTGCTCAAGAGCAAAAGATCACACAAGAGTTGGTCAAGCAAAGGCAGGCTGCTGAACAATTGGCAACTGCAAATGCAAAAGCCTTTCAAGCAAGCGTTGGTCGCAATCTTGGCCTTGGCGCACAAGGTGTTTCTGCTAGTGCTAGTGCCGAAAGTAGTTTCAGCAATATAAGCGAGGCTAGAGCGCGAACCCTGTGCAAAGGCCATGATTTATTCTCCTTCAAGAGTATTGGATTTTTGAGGTTTGGTGGTAGAAGTGGCCTTGACGGTTTCGAACAAATCTTCCCGATCAGCCAAGAGGGAGGCCACACTCTCTGGAACCTCATCCCCAATAAAGTAGGTATTACCTACAAACGCGAAATTAGAAATAGCTTTATACATTAGTTCAGGCTCCATAAATGTACCATGCGATTGCAACAGGAGTGCAATAGAAGGGTGAGTCTAGATAACTCGTACCAACTTCTGCATATTCAATGGAGACTGTGTAACCATTGTAAGTAATATCCGTTCCCGCATCAAACCTAGACAACAGGGTGTCAGCAATATCGTAACCAGCACCAGTTCCCAAACCTTCGGGAGTGCAGATCAGGATGTTATAGAACCCATCATATCTCTTTTGTGGGTTCAAACCACGAACAGCAGGACGACGAAGTGTTGGTACAAGGGTTGCTTTAACAAAGGCTGTACCAGTTGTAGGTTCAAAAGGGACGTTCTGCCTTGCAATAGTCGGGATGCTAGTAGTGCCAGTCAAATGGGTGTCGAGACAAGCACGAATGTCATTAATAATGCTCATTACTCTCTACTCCTCACCTTGGCGATAGCACTGGCAAGGTGTTCTCCAGCCCTACCTTGGACAGTCTGATAAACGTAGTAGCCATCCCGTATCCAAGGATCACCAAATTCAACAGCCTTGTTGTGTGGCGATCTGTTATTGATGTAAACTTTAGTGGCACCATCTGGGATTGCAGCAATATCCGAGTAGAGTTGCTCAAGGGCTTCTACTTGTTTTGCCCCAGTATCTTGACCACGAGGCTTATTCTCAGAGGTTCTAGACCGACCAGCACCAGAAGTTGTGGTAATGCTGTGGGAAGTCACATACGCCCCAGTATCAACAGGCGATCTGGATACAAGGTCGCGGGCCATGTTGCCCAGAAACTCACTTCGAACTTCATCAAGTTTCTCTTCTACGGACCTGAGAATTTGAGTAACGCTTCTTTGTACGTTTTGAGCCATGTTACTCCCTCACTTGTAGCAAGTAGCACATAGTCCCACTACCAGACTTAATCTCCATCACCTTGACAATGTTCACTGTGTCGCCAAGGCCAATGATCTGGTCTGTGGCATCAGGTTCAGGAGTGGCAGACCCATTGGTGAGTTTATTGTCGAGGACTACCCGACGATCACCACGAAGGATAGACTCTCCGTCAACCATGTCTGGCGTATAGTCGTAGAAATAGCCCCGTAGAGCGTAGTCTGTGTTTGTGGTGGTCACAGTACCCGTGGCATCACTATACGCACTGGCGGCTCTCTTTCGAAGCGTGAGGGCTATGCCATGCTCTCTAATCATCTGTCGCAGAGTGTAGGGGTCAAACGCCATTGGGTTCATCGGGGATGTACTGTTCCCCCGCCTCTACGTTATCGAACTGCGTAATGCTGAAAGCAGGCTTGACACGATCCGGGTCTTGGTTAGCAACTTCCATCTGAGACGATGAATAACCACCACCAAAGACGCCAAGGGCTTTACCAGAAGTCTTCTTACCCTGTGCTTCAACCTGTGCAGCCAGTTGCTGATACTGTTGAGCGCGAGTAGAGTACTTGGCACTCAAAGCCCCATCAAGTTGGGTATCAACCATACGGCTGAACTTAGCAGCGATAGTACGGCAAACCCAAGCAGCAGCATAGTAGATGTTGTTATTAGCTTGAGCCAAGCCAAATGTAATCTCTTCGTTCTGAACCAATTGGTCAGAAGTGTCTGTGTCACCAACAAGCAGACGGACGCTGTTTAGACGACCAGACGATGTGGTTGTATTCAAGTCAGCAGCGGAATAACTCCAAGCCATCTGGTCGCCCTCTTATTATTCAAACAGTTCCCTATGAGTGTCACGCCAGAACTTAATCCGGCGAACTTGTGTCTCAACATCCTTCGGGACTTTAGGACATTTCTTTTCTCGAAACTCTTTTGCAGTTTTAGCTTTCTCCTGAAACCTCTCATTGAGTTTATCAATGTAAGAGTGGAGTTCTGCAAGGGTCATGCCGTCAAGGTTCTTGTTGAACACATCGGCAAGGACTTCTTTTTCATCTTCAGTATCATTAGGATCATGATAGAAGAAGTCTTGATTGAACAGGGTGAGGATGTTCTGATAACTCTCAGTACCCCTCCAATCGTAGTATTCTCCCCTCTCTCGCCACCTACCACCAATATGCACTCTTGTTTTGACATACAGTTTCTTGGTAGGGTCGAAAGAGTGGGAGAGAAAATTAGTCGGGATCATTCTCTCTCCCCTTTCTTAATTAGGCGATAACGCTGTCGATGACTGCGCCGAGATCAGCCGAAACAACCTTGTGGTCGTAGGCCAAGTTGGCTTCCAGCACTTCGGCAACACCGTCGATAGCCAGATAGTCGCCACGATACGACTTGATCGTGATGCCGTGGCCCGAAGCATTTTCCAGATCGTCCCAAGTGAAGGTGTAACCAGCCGAGGGGATCATCAGGCCCGACGAGCGCGGACGGTAGTAGAAAGCAGCCAGCTTACCACCAATGAAAGCGTTCGATTCGGTCAGACCTTCAGCAGCGGTGTTCTTCACGGTTTCCATGACCATGAACTCTTCCACACCGAAGATTTCAGCCAGTTTGGCATCCGTCACCAGAGCGGTGTTCGTCACGGTAGCACCACCATTCAGGCGGGCAAGGATCGTGGGGTGGTTGACCAGAACGTCACGCACTTCTTTGCCGACAACCATGACGTTGGGCTTGAAGCCGCCCGACTTGAGTTGCACGGTACGCATGATGTTGGTAACGTCTTGGATCGGGGTCGAGGTCGAGTAGTTCGACCACTGGATGACCTGAACCGAAGAAGGCGACGAGGCAACGCCATCCCAGTCCGTACCCCAAACACCACCAGCGAAGTAGGTGTTAGCCCACTTGATTTCGCGGTCGATCAGGAGTTGGTGGGTCAGCATCTGAGCGCCAGCCGAGCGAATGTCCAGTGCTGCATCTTCGTTAGCCAGCGTCTCGAAGTCGAAGTCGGTTGCCAGCGAGAACACGTCAGCCGAGTAGGTGTCCTGCGACAGCGTCATGCCCACACGAGGAGCCTGAGTGCGCGGAGCGCGGGCCTGCACCTGACCAGTGCGATTGAAGTCAGCACGGTTGTAGATGTAGTACTTGTCGGTCTTCTTGGAAACCGAAACCTTCGGGAACACACGGTCAGCAATAAAGCCGTTAGCGTCTTGCAGGAAGGCAATCGTCAGGTTGGTAAGCGGTGCGTCAATATGAACGCTGCTAGGGGTCAGCATAGCCATTTTTGGTAATCCTTTATTTTAACTAGAAATTAGGCGACTTCGGTTTCAGCACGCGACAGTTCGACCGTGATGATCTGGTTGTCAACGCCAGCTTCCAGAGCGTAGCCGAGGATAACGTCACCCGAAGCAGCGGCAACAGCTTCACCAGCCGAGTCCGAAGCGACAGCAGCGCCACGAGTGATGTTGCCAGCAGCCTTAACAGTCACGCGACCATCGTAGGCAACCGTAACAGCCTGACCAGCAGCAGTAGCAGCCGAGAGGGCCACACCAGCAGCACGAGCGCCAGCGCCGCAGGGATCAATCTGACCATCCGAAGCGGGGCCAGCAACAAAGGTGAATTGAGAGATGACAGCGCCCGAAATGGAGGTGCGGGTCTGCATGTTTTCCGTAAATGCCATAATAGAGGCTCCTTTTACTTTTTGTAGGTTTCAAGCACGAGGGTACGACCCTGTGCAGTTTTGATGACAGCAGCATACGCTTTGTGGAAGTCTTTCTCTTTCTTCTCTTCCTGATAAGCCTTCACGATATCGTTCAGCTTCTCAGTCGGAGATTTCAGATCATTAGCTGCATCAGTTTTGCCGACTTCTTCATAGATGCCTGCAAAGGCAGCGTCAGCGGAACGAAGGAGTGCAAGCAGTTCTTCGTCTTGCCCAATCGACTTCAACAGTTTACCACGCTCATCAGCAGTTCCCTTGAAATTGGGGAGAACCTCATCGGCGCGTTTACGGAGTTCTTCGACTTCGAGAGCCTTTTGAACATCTTCTAGTTTTTTCAGGATCGGTGCGGGGATAGCCGACTTGGCAATCATCTCACCTTCAACTTCGATCATCTCTTCGGCAGGCTTTGCCTTTTCGACAGCAGCCACTTCAAGATCAGCGACTTTGCCTTTGAGAGTTTCGATCTCTTCCAGAAGCATCTTGTTGACTTCTTCAAGTTCAAGGGCTTCATTCTTCCAAGACTTACGAGCAGGCTTCTTTTCGCCCATCATATCGTCGTCCATCATTTCTTCTTCGTCGTCTTCCATGTCGTCCATCTTGTCGGACTTCATCTCTTCTTTGTAACCCTTTTCGGTTTCAGTTTCTTCAACCGTGTCGAGTTTTTCGACTTCTTCGTTTTCCATGTGTTCCCCTTCCGGGCTGCGCTTGAACAGTGCGACCTTAGCGAGTGGGTCATCGCCCATATCGACCAAGGAAACCTCTTCAAGTTCCAAGTTTACGAGTTCGGTGGGCATTACACCATCTCCTTCAAAGCACGTCCCCCAATGGAGAACGCAGCCAGTTTACCGCTTTTAACATCTTGCCATACTTGGTCATCGTAGACCTTGATAGCGACTAGCCAGCCTTCGCGGTCAGACTGGATACCCAATGCCTTGGCAATCTCGTTAGTCAAGGGCATGGAATGGACAACTTCCCCGATCTTACCACCAGTGTGCATAGCCTTGGCGGTTCTCATGGAAAGCATAAAATTGGTTGCAGCCTTTGCGATCTGGTCAGGGCGAATAAACTCTTCGCTGTGATCTAGGCTGATTTCACCGTTGACAGTTGAGACGTAAGCCCAACCAAAGGCAAGACGCTCTTCATCAAGTTGCTTGACGATCTGACCTTCAACGGAAACTTTGGTCAACTCTGAGACAGAGGTTCCGCTTTCCCACATGCGACAAGACCAGTAACGGGCTGAGGTTTTATCGGTGGCCGTGTCACAAGAATGGCGGGAACGGAAGTTAGCACGAGCATCTGGATCATCACGGCGGATTTCCATGTTCGGGTCGCCAAAGGTGACTTTATTTACTTTGTCAACAACT